TGCACGTGACTTGGCAGTGACTGTTGCTTTCTCAATGGTAAAGCCCATTTCTGCGAAAGCCTCGGTATTATCGCCAAGAGCTTCAGCTTCAGCTGTTGTATATGCATCACCTGCATAAGGACCGGTACGCTGATCATCAAGGTTAGAGTCTTGAGCAGCTGAATCGATACCAGAAAGACCTGAAGGACCATCTGTACCGTTTCCAGTTGTAGCTGAATCGCCAGAAAAACCAACTGCTGCTTCGTTAAACAGTGCTTCATCACCATCAGAAACACCAGCTTTAGTTGTACGATACTTAGACTTCATCGCAAAGATTAAGCCTGTTGGACCAGACATTGGCTGTACACCGCAGATGTCATATGCCATAAGATTTGGCATAGCACGACGTACGAGAGCAATTAAGACTGGGTTCCAGTTAGCAACACCCGAACCTGTGTTCATTGTTGGTGCGGCTTCGTTCATTACTTGCTCTTCACGAAGAGCAACTTCTTGGTTTTCCAGAATTGCAGCTGTTACTGCTTTTCTGTGATTATCTTGGATAGTGCCTGCAGACTCTTCGTTGAGTACTGGGGCCCATTTTTCCATTAACTTATCGTAAGATTGCATTTTGGACTCCTAAATTACGATTGTGTTGCTTTTAAAGCAGAGATATACTGTGCCATTGAGCCAGAGGATTCTACGATATCATCGCTTTCATCTGTATCAATATCAGCTGTCTCAACGTTTACTGACTCTTTAGTAAAGTATGATTCTTTGACAGTAGCTACTTTCTTAGAGAAAGTCTCTTCATCGTCGAAGTCTACATCTTCTACTAAAGACTTAAGTTTTGCAATTTGAGTGTCTGCAAGGTCTTTTGAATGCTCAGCAATAATTGCATCGCGCTTATAAGACTCTAACTCTTCTGCCATTGCGATTGCGTTACCAGTTGTGCTATTGAGTTTTTCCTCAAGCTCTTCAACTGTTTCAGCGAGTTCGTCAACAAGATCGATCTTGGACTCAGGAACTTCGATGTATGACTCTGTGAACAGATCTTTCAGATTGTTCATGAAGCCTTCAGCGATTTCCGTACGGAGACCAGTTTGAATTGCTAACTTGTTGTCTTCCATCCAGTTTTCAACTACGTAGTTAAGATAGCTGTCTACTTTCTCTACGAGGTCCTCTTTTGTAGAATTGATTTCTGCATCGAGTTCTTCGTTGTACTTTTCTTCAAGACGATCAATTTCCTCGGCCAGTTTTGACTTGATAGCTGCTTCGAAAATTACCTCTGCCTTAGCTTTGAAGTCCTCTGAGAGAGTAGCTTCTTCGTTAACTAATGCATTAAGGTCTGCAGAGAAGTCTGCTTCATAGTTGAGCTCAGGAGCATCTACTAATTCACCTTCTTCTTCTGTGCTTTCAGCCATCAACTTTTTAAGTGCGACAGCCAGATCCTCTTTTTTCATGCCAGCCATTTTATTATAAGCTACATTAATCATACCAGCTTTTGTACCAGGCATTTTAGGCATTGGATCTTGTTTTGTTTGATCACCCTTACGCTTTGGAGCAGTCTTACCGGCATCTTCTGCTTTATCAACAGAAGCGATAGACTGTGCTTCAGCGTTTTTCGGATCGTGAGCTTCTTCCACGACTTCGTTGTCATCATCGTGGAGTTCAACTTCCTGATTGATTTCAGTCATCTAATTGACTCCTTATACTTTAGATTTGACCAACGAGAGGAAATTCTTAAACTCACGAACCTGAGTCTCATAGAGATCAGCGCGTGGAGCTTTGATAATTTCAGTCTCCATTTTTTCAATTGTTTGAGCTTCGATAATGCCATTGTTCCAAACCCATTCTACGCCTTCCATAATTCCATTAACAAAAGCGCTAGGTGCAGATGGATCTTGTACGATATCAACGGCGTTGAGGAGAAAATCTGGTTTCACAACCATTGCTCCCCCACTTTGCTGCAAACTTCCCATACCACGAGTCGAAACACCCAGATTGACCCCGCCTTCGAGAAGACCTTTTACAATCTCACCCATAGGAGTATTCAAAATGCGTGCCTTGCCCACAACATCGTTCCCTCTCCAATCGAGGGATTCAATCTTGTGAGAAACTTTATCTAAATTAACAGTCGGTCCTTCAGGGTGATTTAATTCACCAACCGCACGACCTTTAACGACTTGTTCTGTGTTGTACTTATCAACAGCAGATTCCATTACGTCACGCGGATATATCCGACCGTTACGATTCTTTGTTTCTGCTTGCATAAAGATACCTTCAATAGAATATGATTTCTTACCATTTTTTTCTTCGGTAAGAATCTCTAAATTATCTTCGGTATATTCTGCAATCAGTTTCATTTTACTTTACCTGTTTAACGTATTCCATACCAGCTTTTTTAGCAATATTGAGATTAGGATATGTGTCAAGTTTTTCCCTATCAATGTAGGTAGTAAACTTACCTTTTTCTTTATGCACCATTACTTCAATACCTTTTACTTTAGTATCGAATACATGCTCACCAGGCGGCATGCCTTTTCGTAGCGCCTCTCTTATTTCTAAAAAAGTTTTCATTACTCTTCTTTGCTATTATTTATAATTTTATTATTTTCTACTCATATTAATATTTAGCTGTCAACATCTTCTTCATATTCTTCTTCCGCTTCATCGCCGACCTCTGCCTCATCGTCAGATTCATACTCTTCACTATCTTCGGCATCGGCTTCTTCATCAGCTCTGTCATCATCGTCTGACTCAAAGTCGAGATCGAGTTGTTCGTCTTCTGGTTCTTCTCCATTGAACATTTGCCCCGCTAATGCAACTTTAGCCTGATCTAATAGATCAGCCATCTTGTCATTCATCATAGTGTCAAACACTTGATTAGCTTTATTGAAGTCTTGATCAAGAGCATTCTGAATTAAGTCTTTTGTAAGTTCACTCATAATTTTTTACCTTTTTAATATTGTTGTCCATCGCCTTCGTTAAGGCCAGTAACACCACCCATATCTCCTACATCTGATGTAGAGCCTTCGTTTGCCCACACAAATTTTTCTATACTTTTATAATTACTAGTCTGTGCACCTATGTAATATCCAGCAGTTGTAGAACTACTAACAGCAATTTCTGATACGCCACCACCTGATGAGTTAATAGTTCCTGCTGTTGAAGCTGACGCATCACTTGCAAATAAATGTTTTTTGATATTACTGCCAGCAGACATAGTTGAAAAGTAACCAGCCGTTGCATCATTTGTTGCCACACCATATGATGAGGTGTCTAGATCACCTACAGAAGTTCCAGTGACACTAGTTGAATGTGCAAATTTTTCTACTTGATTATCCATACCATGGCCACAAACATAACCATGAGTTGTACTTGTAAATGAACCGCGGGGGATTGTGGTCTGAGCAAGATCACCGACGTCTGAAGCATTTTCATCAGTTGAAAATGAATATCTTATAATGTCTGATTGCGCCGGCGAATTACCTCCAGCATGGTAACCATGAGTATCCGATGGACCGCCTTTACGATAATAATATGTACCAGTATCATCACCCACGTCAGTAGCATTTCCAGTTGAAGCCATGGAAAACTTATCAATTATATTTCTAGTCGCAAATCCTGGTCTAACATAACCGCCAATATAATAACCATGTGTAGAAGAGGAGTTACTACCTCCTAGCTGTCTTCCGACTGTTAAATTACCAATAGATGATGTTGTTGATTCATTTGCAAATGAAAATCTACCAATACTGTTATTTGAGTTTCCGCCTGGAGCAAAGCCACCTGTAGCAAAACCATATGTAGATCCTTGAGCTTGTGTTGGAGCAATTTCACCTAAACCTAAGGTTTTAGTATTTTCAACTAAGTAATATTTAGTAGCTGCACTGTCCCAAACATAAAGTTCGTTAACTTCGCCTAACCAATGCAAAGATCCATCACCATGATCAGTAGTACTTGCTAAAAGTAATCCGCCAGAAGAATCATAATCGTAAGCAGTAACACCAGGCGGCGCATCTAGTGCACCACTACTATCGATAGTACCACCGCCAACTGCGGCAGCAAGTGCTTTAGCTAAATCTCTATTAATAGACATTGATGATCCCCTTAAATATGGTCTTCTATGATTTCTTTCAGAGTTTCAAAGGCCTCACTGTCTTCCATCATTAACTTTCTCATAATCTCAACAAGCTCGTATCGTTCCATTTCCTCGAGCTTGCTCGCAATCATTTCTTCCATTAGCTATTAGTCGCCACAAATGCATCATACCAAGCTTCAACCATAGCTGTAACTTGATCATTTGTCATGTTGTCCTCTGAAATCTCACCATCATCACCCATAACTTTCATTGGCTCAGCAGCATGCATACCAAGTACACGTGTTACCATTTCAGCTTTTGTAAGCTCTTCAATTGTATCTGGAACCCAATACTCACGATCAGCTTCAGCCTTTACCCAACCCACATATGTGTGATCGGCTGGATTATGCCAATGGCCACGATCTTCTACATAGCCTGGGATTACATTTTTTCCTGTTTCAGAAATCTGAAACTTATATTCGATTACTGGCATTATTCTTCTCCTGTTGAATTACCTAGTAGCGCTACTTTTTTGTCCATCGTAATTGAACCAATATACTCATTTTTAAATCCTTGAAGATCCATTCTTACTTCATCAACTTTGTGTCGATTAGCAAGCTCTTCTACGATTTCATCAACAAAAGTATAAAGACCTGAAACATCCCACGAATCTTGTTCAGCTTCGCTCTTTACATAATTCCTCAAAACGTTTTGCATCTTTGTTGGATTAATACCAATCTGCTCAAGATACTCTTGCTCTCCTTTAGTAATAGAACCACTTTGTCTAATATCACGAATACACTGCACAATACTTCTCTTCATATGTGACTGTGTTTCTTCAGCTTCAACATCCTCTTCACTAAAGTCAGAAACTTTTTCTTTTAACTGTTCATACAATTCATTAAGTGCCAATAGATCTTTCATAGCACCTTCAATAGCTGTTGAACTCTCTGCAAGTCCTTCTTGAAGTTGAGCCAGCTTTACTTTTAGATCTACTTCTCTCCAATATTCTAAGAGTTCAGGTTTTGATAACTCTTCTTCAATCTTTTTAATCTTAATTTCATTTTGTACATGTTTCCATTTGGCTTCATTAAGTGCGCCTTTCTTACGAGAGATCTCAGCTGAGATCTGTCTCATATTTTTCATAGGCGACAACCAACTTAAATTCAAATGTCTCCACATCCATTGTGTATGACTATGATTCCAAATAGATTGTAATTCATTAGTATTCTGAATAGCCAAATCGACTTTCTCAGAATTTTCCTTAAAGGTTAAACCTCCAAAACTTTCTTTAGTAGCTAATGATCCCTTACCAAAGACATCACTCATTGATACACTAAAGCCACTAATATCGCGAGTGATATCTAAATCAGTACGAAGCTGTTCAAACACTGCGACTTCTGTCGATTTCTTTTCTTTTTCACTTTTCTTCGACATAATATCTCCTATGCTTTATTTATATAAAAAATTATTTAAACCGATTGGATCCATGAACCCAAACAACAATAACCCATCTTTCTCCTTTAGTTACTGGAGAAACGCGATGTAGTAAATAACTGGGGAAGAAGGTAATAGAACCTTGTTCATCAACAGCTTTCATTTCATTTCCATTATTATTAATCTCTAAATTTCCACCCTCGTACACATCACGTTCTGTAAGTGGAATTGATAGAGAAATCTTTCTTGTAGCAGCATTGCCTTCACCGCAATCAATATGCCAATCATAATGACCATTCTCAGTAGACTTGTAATGCAAGAGCTGTAAAGAATGAGTAATACCTAATAGATCAAATTTATAATATTCTGAATTAGCAACACCTACAGCAGTAGCAATCTTGTCGAAGATCCACCGCGTTTCATCTGTTAGCTCAATATGGTAAGTATCAACAGATCTAACTTTAGGATCATAGGTTCCACCGTCTTCGCCTGTACCTACAGTTGACTTTACTGGATACAACTTTTTATTTTGATCTAAAATCTTTTGACATTCAGCTGGACTAAATGTGTGCTCAGGTTTAAATCCACTATGATATGTTGCAGCACCTGGGAAAATATCGTCACACGTACGAATCATAACGCCGTCATTAATAACGGATGATGTCATCTCTGGTTTAATAGTAGCAACTTGCTTTTTAGGCTGATCTACCTTTACTGGTTTATCTTCGAACTTACGTAATGTGCTTTCTTTCTTGTCTACGCCAAGTTTTGTGCGCCCATCATAAGCATGATCTGCATGTGGACCATTAGCATCTACGTAATGTAAGAATACTTGTACTTGCCATTTACCTTTATATTCAGGTCTCCAATGATTTAACTCATTGCCATGATACATGACAAGATCACCAATATTAATATCAATTGGTGTACCCACGATGTCATCATCATCTTTGCCGAAGTAAATAGGCCAAATACCAGAACCAGGATCGAATCCGAGAGTCATTGTACCTGAGATTTCGCACGATGGCCTGTCTTTATGCTTTACTAGTGTTTCACCTGGTGCATAAATTCTAGCGTATGTGTATGCTGGTAGAAGCTCAATACCTAATTGCTTAGATAGCGGACCTGCCAGAGTTTCCAATAGAGTATCAAATACTGGATCTCCGTATACACTATCTGATAATGGACATTGAGGATCTTTTGTTAATTTGCCGGCATCTTGTAAACCATACATATGGGTCGTAAGTGCTTTGCAATCCTCACGTGATACTACATTCGAAAGATAGATATATTTTTGTTCTTTAAAGTGTTCTGCTGCGCTCATGATAAAACCTCTGGATAAAATGCTTTATAAAACCATTCGTAGTTATCTATAACTCTGTTATGAAAGTCATTTGATAGTACACGCTTAGGTTCAGACCAAGGAACCATTTGCTGTTTGACTCGGTGATCTGTTTTTTCAAAAAAGTATGCATTGTCGTGTTCATACATTTCTGATTGTTGAATATTTTCGAGATCGTGGAAGTAAGAATCTATACCAAGAACCTCGTATATGCGATTAATCATAAAGATTGGCTCTTTAAGAAAATCTTCGTATCGTACAAATTTAACGTTTTCTGAATTAAACATTTCCATATATCGTGGAAGTGAATTGTGTAAAGGATCAGAAAAGGAATTTAATGTCGTAAAATGATAATTATATTTTTCGTCCTCACACATTGTAGCATAGTTCCTGCCTTCATTATCAATAGTGTGAAGAGCCTTTAGCTTTGAGTTAACTCGATCAAAACTTTCTACGATATCTCGTAAATCTCTAATCATTACAATATGTTTGGAATCTGGAAAAAGATGATGTATTCGTGTCCACTCACGCGACTTCGAAATAACTATAGGTTTTTTTGTAAGACCTGCGTACCAACCAATAGTAGCACCCATTGCCATTCCGTAAACAGCTTCATCTGCTTGCTTAGCAGACATAGCCTGAAACTTTTCTTTAGTCCTAGACTTCTGCAAAATATTAGAGTCTAGGATTTCTGGAAACGGATCAGTTGTTGTTGTAAAGATATTAGGATTTTGTTGAAGTATATTCATCAAAACTGTAGAACCAGTTCTGGGAAGTCCACTACAAAAATGCAATTGTTTCATTATAAATCTCAAAAGGTAATTGTATAGTATTATATATTAGACTACAGCAGTTGCATGACTTTGCGGTGTATTATATAAATCAGCAACATCAGTTGCATTACCATCTGCAGCAAAGGGAAACTTTTGAATTGTATTACTATAATCGCCACCTCCCGGTTGATATCCACCCGCTATATAGCCTTCAGCTGTAGTGCTTACGCCAGCACCTAAAGCCATAGTAGCTAAGAGATCTCCTACATCTGATGCATTACCATCAGATGTAAATGAAATTTTTTGTATTTTATTAATATAAGAGGGCCCGCTTTCTCCTCCAGCTGTATAACCAGCAGTTGTTGATTGAATACCGC